AACCAGCAAGGCTGCCACGTTTTACCAAACCCTTTTTACGTTTTTGGAAATCATTCATTCGGTCATTATATTCACCGCGTTTACCTTTTTTGAACTGTCGGTCGTTATATTCACCGCGTTTACCTTTTTCAAACTGCGCACGATCATAAGCTTTCTTATTGGGTTTCAAAACACCCTTCTGACGAGCTTGGTCTACGGCTTTACCAAAGTCATGTCCGATACCACTACGATTAACTCGTCCTTCTGGTAAATTCTTCGCGCTTCGTGCATTATCTTTTAGGGTTTTCATACCTTCTTGACGATTACGACGTTCACGTTCATCCATGGCTTTACCACGAGCCGAATCGGTTTTACGTCGTTTTTCATCAGCATAACGTTTGTCCATTGCTTTACCACGTTCGTAATTAGTTTTACGTCGTTTAGCTTCAGCAGTTTTAGGACCAACTTTATGTCCTTGAGCATCGGTAATACTTTTTACACGAGTGATTGTAGTGGTCTTTGAACCTTGACTAAATACACCTTTTTTAGCAACACGAATAAGATTGCTTGCTGTTTTGGAAACAGCTTTAGCAGTAGGTCGAACCATATTGCTAGCAGACTTAGCTGTTGAGCTTACAGTCTTCTCTGTCTTCTTATACACATCACCGAACATCTCAAAAACAGAACGTCCAGCACGACGAGCTTCACTTACACGGCGTTTAGCCTCTTCAGACCATTTACCACCATGTAGGAGAATCTCGTTATTTGGGTCAATGTCTTTAATTGACCATTCTTGATTGTCCATTGTTACCTCCGAATAGGATTACCAGCTTCATCAACTGGATTACCTTGATAATCTACAAAGTTGCCATTTTCGTCTTGATAGACATACTGACTAGGGTCATCTTCACCAGTTGCGTTAGGGTCAATACCCTGACCAGCAGTGGCAAGTCCTCCCATTTGATTACCGTCCGCAATGTTACGGTTGTAAAGTTGGTCAGCCAATGGGTTAGGGTGAGGTTCTTTGCCAATGAATTCACGGATTTCATTCGGAGTCAAGATTGCATTACGAGAGAACAAATCGGCTGTATTAGCAAGTTGCTCAATAGGAAGAATCCTGAATGGGTCGCGATAGAACTGAACAATCTGACCTTGTGTGCGAGCGGTTTTACTAATGAAAGCCACATTAACTGCATCCACAATAGCTTGTAGAATAGGGTCAATCACTCGGTTATAATAAAGGTTAAGCTCTGCACCAGATTGAGTACCATTGATAATGTTCTCAGTGATACCGATTTGATTGTAGAAGTCTTGTTTAAGTTTATTAATATCTTCGAGTGTATTGTTCTGAATATTCCCACCAGTTGGAATAAATTTCTCATTGTTATCCAATGTGGCCAAGCCATAAGCAGACTTACTCATTTCAGCTTCCAACTGTTTACGACGTCTATCTGCTTGCTTCTGATGATAATCAGAGTTTGTTTGGTAAGGGAATTGGATAAAGCCATTAATCTTACCAGCAGCAGCGTTTCTATCTTCCGAATTCATCAAGTCAATCTTTTGTTTGAGAAGACGAAGCGTTTGATTGCTATCCTGTAGAATACCACTAAGTGGAGACTCGATAATAGCGATATCATCTTTCTTCAAAGATTGCTCGAATTCTAATCCAGTGTCCTCGTTGTAATATCGCACCTTTACACAGTCAGTGAACCATTGTGTGATTTTACCTACACGAACAGACTCCACGTCAAATGTCTTTTCTCCGTCCATGATTTTATCAGTGACAGTTGGTACGATAGCAATAACACCTTCATCAAGTAAAGACCAGACCAAATCAATAATGAAGGCACGTCCAGTTTGGTCGATGTTAGCTTTGTAAGTCAAGCAGTCAATCAAACCAGATTTAATTTCATTTTGATTCTTACTAACAGGGTCAATCTTCAAGTGTTTGAATTCAACTGTAGATGCATCAATAGCAATACGGTTGATAATAGATTTAATCAAGTCACTACCATAAGAGGTGTTCATTGATTGAATGTACGCAGGAGAATGATATGTCGAAATCGATTGCCAATTGGAACCAGGTTCGACTGTGAAACTACCATTACCCATCGCGTTCGCAGACTCGTACGTTTTGTACGAATGTAGCAAAGTCGACATATGTTCACCTTTCTACATAAACATCTCTCTATTACGAGTCATCGCAACCCAGGCGTCCATAAGAGCGGCCACGTTATCGATTTTCTCATCAGAGCGACGTTTATCCAATTTATAGTTACCATTGTTATCCTGTAAAGCTACAGAATTACCCATGGCAAATTTCATCAGCTCTTCGTCGAATATCAACTGTCGAGCCTCAGCAAGTGCTTTGATTTCACCCAACGGTACAGACTCGGTCTTAACACCTTGTCGTACTGTTTCAACACCATACTCGCCGTTTTCCATACACCAGCGGTCAACGAAAGCTCCAGCATTGTAAGGGTCAAACCCGAATGACAGAATAGCCCAGTCGTGTTCATGAATATAATCACGCACGTCCTCGTAGACTGCCACCCAATCCAAGAGAGAGCCAGGCATAATTACCAAAGTACCCTCTTGTTGTAATTCGTCGTATTTATGTCTTGTGGCAGAAGGGAGTTTCTGATACTTAGACTCGGATACATAAGACCTTGTCTTGATACCAAACCGCTCTCCACCCAAAGGAAATACCCAAGTAAATGCCCAGAAGTCGTCCCCTTGTGATGCATCCATACCCATAGAACATGGCAGTTTGTCATAGTTCTGATAAGGGTGTCTTTGGATTTCATCGTAAGTAAAGAAGTAAGTATAACCTTCAACTGGTATACCAAAACGCTTAGCAAGAATATCATTCCTTGTAGCAGGGTTGGCTTCTGCACGTTTTACGTCACGCATGTAAGCGTCATAGGACACAGTTACTCCAATATTAGGACTGGCTTTAACCCAGGCAGAAGGGTCGTTCACTTCATTCAAGTCATCTAGACGATAATACCAGATTGATGTATGAGGGTCTTCGTATTCACCTCGTAGGATTTTCAACAATTCCATTTTGATTGAGTCACCTACGGAGTCACGAACTGTACCCTCGGAGGATACTGCCAAGATAATGTAATCGTCTACACCACCTTTGGCTGCTGATTGTTCCAGTGCACCGATAACGTCCTCCTTAACATCACCAGAGAGCCACTCATCGACAGTACAATATTTAGCACGCGAACCTTGTAGTTTATCGATACGCATTGGACGAATCTCAACGTAAGAATTGGTAATCTTGTTCTCGATACCCTTCTTGGTTGATGCCAACTTAGCTTGTGTGTACTGTGAACGGGACTTGTTAGAACCATCAGTTAATACAGAGAACAACGGTCCACGAGACTTAGCAATGGCAGTTGAGAAAGGCATCATAACCTCTTCCGCTTGAGCCATTGTAGGTGCAGTTGTGATTTGTTGTGTTGTCTTTGTATCAGTTAAGAGACCATATGCTTGAATGGTTGTCTCGTAAAGTGATTTTGAGTTACCACGAGCGATAATCAAATATTGTTTATTACGAAGACGTCGCTTCTTGCGAACTGTAATACGACGCCCAGTATCTGGGTCAATCGTGTCTTCTTCCGAATAGTAGTACCATGACAATAAATCCTCAGCCCACATCTTAAATGTTGGAAGGAGTGTCAAGTCTGTACCATCGGTTAGAGTTAGTTCAGCTTCACAGAAACGAACATAACCATCAATAGCATTGGGGTCGTAGAAATAGTCAGGATTAGCGATATCATCATCAATCCTGTTCATTTGGAGTGAGATGTTTTCGCATACTCTAGTCTCGCCTCTTAGAACTGAGTCGCGAAACTCGCCATAATATTTCGGGACCATAGTATTAGATAACATAAGTTACTCCGTTAGTTATTGTTTTTGTTTTTGTCTTTCTTACCATTATTGTTGAACTGCTTACTAAAATCAGTATAGAATTTAGTAGCGTTCTTGACCATCTTGTTCGTAGACTTAAGACTTTCAAATGCGTCCTTGTCTTGTTTGTAACGTTTGATATCAGCAGGTCTACCAGTGAATGAGTTAGTTTTGCTGTCATACTCAACATTGTAGTCTTTCTGATGGACACCGTTACGATATACAAGATTTTCAATACCGTAATTGGCGGCAACTTCAAGCCCAACAACAGCCGCAGTAGTAAGAATCTTCTTACGGCGTTCTCGTTTAGCTTGTTCTGCTTTCTCACGTTCACGTTGTGGACCGTAAACTAAGGACTCAAATTCACGTTCAGCCTTGATACGTTTATTACGTTGTTCGATAGCTCTCGTACTCATACGGTCACGATGCTCATACTCGTAAATAAACTGGTCTTCACGAAGTCGGTCATTGACCTTCTTGATGTTACGTTTACGACGAGGGTCTTGGTGTTGTTGTGCAGCGACTTGGTCGCGAGGGTCTTTCTTACGGAACTTACGTAGAATACCACCTGTTTTAGGATTACGCATTGCTCCGGAAGAACCACTAAAGCGACCTTTACGTCTACCCCATTTCATCCCTATGACACCCCAATGTAGGAGGTCATCCTGAGATTGTTGTTGAGTTGAAATGAGGATTTCGTTGATAGAGTTAGGACTCGCCATTCTCCACCTCCATTCTAATCCTCCATAACAAATGCTCAAGCGATTTTTCTAAGATTGTTTGTTGTTGTGATGGCGGTGGGTCAAACATCAACATAATGTATTGGACGACATACTGTTTGCCAGTTTCCAATAGATTTTCATTGTCAACATCTTCCCATTCCA